CGATGCCTTCGCGGTAAACCTGCCCGTATTCTTGCCATAATTCAAATCCGTCATCCAAAGTGCGAGTACCAAAACAATTGCCGCCGCACCGCAAATTACCGGGTAGAACAAGCCGACGCAAGCTACCGCACCGGATATCCAACCGAGCGTGCTTTGAGCTTGGTACCGCCAACGGCAACATTGTTGAGAACATGCTGAGAACTTTATGACCGCGTAATAGCAAAGCCAAACCATGCAAACGCGACCGACTAGCTGTAAGACTTGAAACAGTTGCTCATTCATTTTCTTTGACGAATTTTGCCGCGCGCTTGTGAATAAACTTGATCGCTCGCCAGCCAACGAGGCCAACGACAAAAGCGGAAACCATCTCAGCATCGGCGCGATTGATGCGTGATAGTACTTTATCCGAAAGCAAGAATGCTTCGGCAAGAGAAATCGCCAAAGGTGCACAAAATACCGCCGCGACCCAACCACAAAACAACCGCTTGCCAACGCTCGCGGATGGGTCAGGTTCAGACGTAAGAATCGAGACAAGCGACCCTGCGGCCCCCGCTTGTAATCTCGTGACGATTTCAGCACTTAAAAACAAAAGATCCATTTCGTTTTCTCCCGTTCCGAAATGGTACCGAAATCATGCTCACTCTGTTTTAGAGCAAACCGCCATCACGCCAAATCTGAACGGTTCGCTTCGCGTGATTGAGCTTCTCGTTGCTCGTCGCGAAGTGCACAAGGTACGCATCTTTCACGCCTTGCCAGAAGCCCGGAAAATAGAATTGCCAGTTCATCCGCGAATCGAGTTCCTGATAGCCAAGCCTGAACGCTGACTGCTCAACGTAGAGCTGCTCGGAAGTGTGGTTCGTGTTCATCGTTCGCGGAGGCTGTGACCATACGCCAGCGTGCGACCGCTTGCAGTAAACCACGCCTGAGTTCAGGCAGGTATCACGTTGTTCAAACTCAACTGCGAGGCCCTTGCCTACGATCTCCCTTTGCGACTTGAGCCACGATGTTTCTGCCAAATACTTCCAGTCGTCATGAATCATGATCTCTGCATCGGTACCGAACAAGCTCGGCGCATCAGGTCGAATCACACAGTCTGCATCGACAAACAAAGTCTCTTCGTACTGTTCAGAAAAAAACAACGTTCTGAATTTCTCAAAGCCCCACCATAGTTCGGTTTGGTTCGTCAGCTCGATGTAATCAGCATCGTTTCGCATCGCGTAGGATCGCAGATAAGGCCGAGTGAAGTCAAGCAAGTCCCGAAACGCCTTGCCAGTCGCAACGGTGACTACGCAACGTGTACGGCCTGTTTTCGGCCTGTGGTGACGCCATAGCATCAACGCTTGATTGAGCGTTATTTCTTGGTAGCCGAGTTTTCGATTAACTCGATTATGCCACTCAATCCCACGGGCAAAGAACGCTTCGGGGCTCGTGAAGTCAGGCGGAAGTTCCTCTTCGATTTCGGCGAAGTTCGAAGCACACATACAACCCTGCGAAGGGATGTAACGTTTCCAGTCGGCAAAGAATTCTTCAGTTGGGTTTCGCTCAAGATGTAGCCTTGACCATGGGGGAAGCGTAGCCGCTCTCGCGTTGGGGTTTTGAGAACTTGACGGGTCGATCGGCAATCCGTTGACGGTAATCTTTACCACGACAGAATCCACTTCTTTCCAGCCATAAAGGGAATAGAAATACTCCAAGTATTGCAAACCTCAGTAGCCGCAGGATCAAGCTCTAAGCATGTATTGTCGTCGCAATCACCTTCGACCACTAGTGCCAATTCAGAATCACAACTGCAACGGAATGTCTCATCGTTGTACGTCGGGTCTTTACCGCCGAAGAAATTACGATTCGGGCTGGGCCAATCCTTGCAGCAATCAACGTCCTGACCGGCGATAGGGCTATCAAAGTCAACGTAGATTTGCGTCGGGTCAAGCGGATTGTTCTTCAACGTTTTATAGACTTGCGACCTTGTGATGCACTTCGTGTAGTAGGTCACAACAGGATTACCGCCGATCCCGGTTGCATTCGGATCATAGCTAGGGTCCATCGGATCGGGGAAATCAGGTAGTCCGTCACAAGCCGTCCCGCTTCCTGCTGGCGCTAGCGCCTGCTCTGCCATTGTCTGCATCGTCTTAATGACGTAGAGAACGTCCATCGTTGCAGTAATCAGATAGCCGCATTCGTCCAAGTCCATATCACCGACTTCAGAATTACAAGCCTCATTCGGTATCTTGCATCGAGCTATATTTACCTTTAGGTTTTGAAGCCCGTACTTAACTCGCGCTTGAGTCTGAAGCCTTACGCAATAGTCTCGCGTTCCGATCCCAGGGAAGAACTTAGTTCCTGAACACTGGCTTTCTTCGATGATTACCCATTCCGTATCGTTCGTGTATTCAAACGCATACCCGTACGGATAAAAATCCTTATACTCAATCCAGCAAGTCAGGTCTTCGTCATTGGCGAACGATTGACATTCTGAACACTCTGGAAAGTAATCTGCTTGAAGCTCGGTACTGAAAAGTGAGTTATCAATATTGAACTCGGTAATCGTCCAGTTCAACGTCTGACGGGTCGTATCGGTGCACTTGGAGTACTCCGGCCCTGGAAGGTCAGCATGCAAACGGCAATAGTAATCCGGTAAATCTTTCATTTCACCGGAGCCACAGCAACAACATGAAGTGCAACCGCCCGCGCATGCCATCAGTTGCAAACCCCTATGCAAACGTACTTATTTCGAACTCGCCATACGATGACGATTGAGTTCTGAAGTATCGTATCAACGCCTACGTTATAGGCTTTAACGATCTTCGGAGTCGATGAGCCGCCGACCTTCGCTAAATCATCGCTTGCGTTGATCCAGTACAGTTCAACGTCATTGGATGAAAGTGAATCGCCAGCCCTGCCCGGAATGCCGCCAGTCGTAACCTTACCGATCCAAAAGTCAGTAAGTCCATGCTTCGCTTCGATGAAGTAGACAGCCTCACCGGTATCGATATGCGGTTCTGTTGCATCCTTCGCGACAATCGAAAAACAACTTCCGGTGTCAGATAAAAGGAATGATCCGTATTTTGGCCCAACGAGTTCACCTGATGTTAGGCTCGTGCTATCGATTAAGGCTTGAGCTGGAAAGTCTCGCGTTCCGTTTCCGTAGCTGTCATCTGGCACCGGCTGGATATTGTTGAACAACAACATCGAAGGTTCTTGCAAGTCCTCATCCTCTTGAGTGCACTTGCGAACATTGAACACAATCTCGCGGTCTTCAATTATCGCGTTCTCGATGACGGTGACTCCGAAGGGCGGGATCTCTTCACCCGTCGTATTCTTGAACGCGAAGTATCGAAGCTGATCAATGTACATACTAAAAACCTTTCGCCGCCATGAACTGCTTCAAGTTTCTCGCGTTACGTACCGCGTTTCCTGGCACTGAGCTAGTGAAAGCATGCTGCGCGATCTTTGCCGCTTCCTCATCGTACGTCGGGAACATCAATGGGTTTTCTTTTTGCCATTGAACGAGCGTTGTACATTGGCCCGAAGCGTTGCGACTGAATACCACCGAGGGAATATTACCATCAGGGGAGATATCAAACGCGAAGCCCTTCATCGGTATCGTTGCTGATTCTGAAATTGACTTCGACGCAACGTACTGCTGAGCTTCCTGCTGATACCAAAGAGCGTTCAAAGCTGCTCCAGCATTCGCACGACTCCAATAATGCGTTCCGTCTATGACTACCTTCTCGACAAGTCCAGGTACTGAGTAATCACTGTTGATCGGCACCGGTATCATCAGTCGCATAAGCTCCATATCGAATCGACGCCTAAGCTTATGCTGTGCTCGAAGTAATATCTTCGCCGGTAGGTAGGTGTTTTGCTGTACTGCCCCTGCGGGATTTCTGTTGACGAAGTAAAGCGGTGTCTCAAGCTTCACAACCCTTTCTACTGGGTCAAAATTTACTCCTCCGTTGTATACCGTATCCGGGTATTGCGTGCGAAGCGTCTGCGTATCGAACGGCTCGAACTCGGTTCCGAGCAACTGATAGTTCGCCGCAATCTGAGCGTTATTTGATACCTGCCCAAGCGTACGAAGTGCAAAGTACCCAATAACCGTAAAGTCCTTGCAGTCCTCGTCAAAGTGTAGCCGATTGTAGTCTCTATTAACGCCTGACCTAATCCACCGAACCGGCGGCTGTGGTCGAGAAGCTTGCTGAGATAATGGTCGATCAACCCAAAGAGCATCATCAAGAATAAAGTCGTTCGCGTTGAACTCGAAATTCAACCCTGCAACCAGTGGATTAAAAAACGGATTCAATAATGATCGACGCTGTGAAGAATCGATCCGATACATTTTGAAGATTGTCCGACGGCATAACTCACGTTGACGCTTATCAGGAATGCGATTGAAGTTCGGTGGATCGGCGAGTGACCAGTCAATCTGATTCGTGTTCTGATTGATCGGACCATAGTTCAGAAACCTCAGGGGAAGTATCGATTTAGATGGGTTCTCATTTTGAACGTCCCACTGATACCCCACGGGCTCAAGGAAGAAATCATTTTCGAATACCTCTCTCTTGAATTCGAAAACGATAGTCTGAGGAACAACCGGCGGAGTAACGGAAACCGAGTAATCCATAACCCTTTGATCGGATGGAATCGATCGACCGTAACCCATCGCGTAAAGTCGAACAATATTATCCCATCCGAGGTATAGCCGTAGCCCAAGATACTGAAGCATTTCTTCAAGGCATTCTGCGACCGTCCGCCCGTCGAAATGTTGCGCAACGCTGTACTGAGTAAACCCGATGTAATTTCCGTACTTGTCCTCATCAAGCCTTAATACAGCGCCTGCTGGATAGACTTCTGGCTCCCCTTCCCCGACGATACCAAGTAAGTAACGAATGGTATCGAGAACTGAAAGATCATTTTCACGGAAGAAATAGTTATCCCTCATATCGAAATTGGTATGCCCAAAAGCATAGGCATACCTCCAACGCCATCGCCGATCCTCGAATTCAACTTCCCGATACCGACCATTGACGCCGCTCGTGATCTCCATTCGAGACACTCGACAATCCGGGATGGTGATCCACTTGTCACCGTAAAAAACTTCCAAGTTTCCGTACTGCGGAAGGTTCGCACTAAGCACGAACTGTGCCCGGATTTGATCCGGCATCGTTGTACCGGTTCGCGTGACTTGGAACTCTCCATCGCACCAGATGCCTGCGTAACGAAGCATCCCTTGCGGTGCGTTTCCTGGATTAGCCATTGATCGTTATCCCTACGCCTAAATCGAGTGAAACGTCAGCAATGCGGCAAGCCTGCAACACAACGCCTGCGGTGAAGGTGCAATTGTCCAAAGGATCAAGGAGCGTACCGCTTGCGAAGATATCACAGGCCGCGATTGTCTTGCTGGTTCCGACTCGCCCAAAGTCAATCGTACCTTGTTGCTCAACGTGTAGTTTCGTGGTGATCCCGCCTGAGGAATCCCAGCTTACCAACGCCTGAGAAGATACCTTGACCGTTGCCGCTGTTGCCGCCTTTGCCACTGTGACGCGAGCTTGTTCACGAGCAATCAGGGTAGTCGTCGGCCCCTCAAGTAGCAAGTTCGCCCCGTAGACTTCGATCGTTCCGACGGTGATCGTTGATTGAACGTTGACCGCGACATTCGATGAGGCTGAAACACCTTGGGTAGTCCCTTTGATGATATCCAGGGTGGAAACGTTTCCACTCGATGAGGACGAAATTGCAAGAGAACCCGCGTAAACTCGCACCGTAGAGCCGCTGCCCGGATTGCGTAGCTCGAACGCATAAGCCTGCGTTGAGTTGGTTCCTGAGCCGCTTAGAGTGTAGGTGACGTTCGACGCCTGAACATCGATCCGACAACGTGAAGTAAAGGCACCAACGCCATACCCGAGGTTGATGGCAATCGCCGATCCAGTTCCAAGAGTCAGCAAGGTTGTTCGATACTCTGGATAGCCCGAAGCGTTCCGATCAGGCAAGCCCACCTGCCCGGTAAACGTTGCGTCGATCGTAAGGCTTGCGTAGTTGTTCGTGTCGGCCAGTCCGTAGAGAATCGATACGTCGGAGTCACGAACGATGATATCGTCCGCCGCACTTGGTAATGATCCGCCCTGCCAGTTGCCAGCAACGTTCCAGAAGTTCGGGCCGCTTGCCGCTGTTGGTTGCGTCACCGTTGCCGTACCGGTCGTTGCCGAGGCTGTGACGGTGCAAGGCACACCGGCATTGATCGCAGTAAGCTGCAAGCCCGATAACGTAGGGTCTTCGCGTCGAGCTGCGACCATTTCCCGGTGCTCTGGTTCTGCGGAACTGTTCCATGCATTGACCAGTGCATCGATCAAGTCACCGAGAGAAGTTGACGCCGCGACCGCGCTAACGGTCTTCCCGTTGATCGTCACCGAGTAGGTGTTCGTCGATACGATCGAAGAAAAAACAACCTTCGTAATTTGTGCAACGCTTGCCGCGCGTCCGATCCAATATTTTGTTGCCATCGCTTACCCCTGATTATTCCTATGTGGATCGCCGAAAAGTTTAACAGGCCATTCGTATTGATACTCCCAGTTCACCCGGTAATGAGTATCTACCTTGCCCTTGAATTGTGCGTCGCTCTTTACAATTTTCGGTGCTTGAAGCAACGCGAAGGGCCAAATCGGAGGAGGGATTTTCGGGTACGCCAGCAAGCCCGTACACGATCCCGATTGCGTGTACTTGTAGCTTTTCTTCTGGAATGCAACTTGCCGTTCCGCAAGGTTCACCGCACCGCCGACGTAAACATAAGTAAGCCCGCCTTGATCCTCTGTGACCTCTTCGGTGAAGTCGATCAAGTCCAAGCCGCCCTGCCCCACATATTGCACCCCTTCGAGCGATACGCGATACGCTAGGCCGGTTGCGTATACTTCCGCGTCCGATGTTGGAAACGTGTAATCGATCAAGTACGGGCCCTGCATCAATTGCCCTGGATCGAGCACGTAGGGAGTTGCTTCGCCCTGGTCACCAAGCAATCTGCAAATCGGGTCTTTCGATCGAAATGCCGCTTCTAACGCTGCTATCTCTGACGAGGTGATCGCTTGCGTTGCAACTGGGAAGTTCACCACGCGCCCGGTGATCTCCCAACGGATTTTCATCGCCTCAATGCGTCGCGTGTAATCGTAGACCGGCGAGTACGACGGAACGACAACCGCTTCGTTGTTGGGCCTTCTGATCGATCCGACTTGTAGAATCATGGTATCCTCGAAAATCTTCGTTGCGACGCCTCTTCAAGTTCCCGAATTCTCGTTCCCTGCAATCCGATCTGACTCGCAAGGTTCTGTAGGATTGTATTGTATTGCGCGTCGATTTGCTTATTGATTTCCTTCGCAACCGCCGCCGCGTCAATGTCCAGCTTAGCAACTACGTCGGCCTTCGCCTTAACCGCAACTTCGATTTGTTGCCGTTGTGTTTCAAGCTGTTGGATTCGTGCTAGGTCTTGAGTTTGGAAGGCACCGAATCCGCCTTGCTGAGCCCTTCGCCTTGCCTCTGCGGTGATCTGTTCATCCATCGCGCCTGAGAAGCCGCGAATTTTCCGAAGCTCTTCAGCGCCCACGTTACCGGCCCCAGCCTGGAAACGTCTCTGAATGTCGATGAGTTGTTGTTGCTCGTCAACGTTGAGCATGCCGAAGCGTTCTTCGGCGCTCATCATCGCGTTTCGTTCAGCCTCTAGCCGACTCTCAACGCTTCGCAGCTTGTCCTCTTCCGATCGCAACGCCGTTTGAGCCGCAGCGCGTTGCTCTTGGTGAATCTCGCGTTCGACGGCTAGCCGTTGCTGACTCCATTGAATGATCTGTCGCGCTCGGTTTTCCGCCGAGGCTGATTGATCGTTTTCCGCGTTGGCGATCTGCGAGATTATTTCCGCGCGTCGCTCTTCGGCACTCATCGCGGAGATTCGAGCCGCTAGGCTTGCTTGCTGTGCTTGAGCCTGTTGGTTCTCTAAAGTTTCGCGTTCACGGATTAACTCGTTGATTGCGGCTTGGTCCCTTGCCTCAAGCTCTAACGCAAGTGCCCTTTGACGCCTGAGCGTATCTAGCCTTTTCTCAGCCGCTTCCATGTCGTTGTAAGCTTTTTGCGTATCCCCTCCTTCGTCGGCAAAAAACCCGCCGCTTCTGGTATTACGCATGATCTGAAAAAACGGATTGAATCCCGAAGTACCGATGCCCTCGATCACTCCACCGGGAGCTGATCCCCTTCCAATGCCGTTCTTCAATGCGTCTGCTGCTGTGACCGCCGCAACTCCTAACCCTGCAATTGCACCCGCCGCCGCTCCAATTGAAGCAAGGAAAACCGATATCCCTGATCCGCCAGCCGCTAGACCGACTGTACCGGCAACTCCTGCAATACTTCCGCCTATATTCGAAGCCGTTTGGACGCCACGAGCCATCAACGGCAAGTCCGACGCTACTTGACCAGCCGCGCCCGCAGCCTGAGCTGCATTCATCGCAAGCTGTGCTTCTGTAGTCAGCAAAACTACCTTTCGATAGGCATCATAGCCATCGGAAGCCGCCTTGATGCCCTTCGCCAACCCGGTAAAGATCTCAACAGTACCTTGGATCGCCAACAGAGAATCAGTCAGCTTTTGAAGGTCTGTTTCGCCAATTAAACCAAGCTTGGCAATACCACCGGCGAACTTCATTACCGACTCAGTACCTTCGGCGAACGCTCCGATCATGGCACTAGCCGAAGAATTGATCTCGGAATATCTACGCTGAGACTCCTGGTTCAGCTTTTCCTCTTCGGCGCTTCGTCGCTTGATCTCATTGATTGCGTCGTTGACGTTCTTTTGTCGTTCCTTCGCATCCGCAGCCCTGAACCGATCTTCCGCCTTCGATCGATTCTCCATCGAGGCAACGACTTCCTCTTCAAGTCGCTTTGCGTTCTCAATCTCAGAATCGGTAATCTCGTCAGCGTAGAAAATCGCCTTCTCACGTAAACGCCTGATCTCGGTATCGTACGCCTCGTAAGCCGCCTTCTCTGCATCTAATGCGCCTTGGAGCAAGTCACGCTCACGGTCCATCGCCTCCTTCGCGATGACCTCACGCTCGGCATAAAGCTCTTCGATTGCGAGAACCGAATAGTCTTTGACTTCCGTCTGCCTTGCTGCCTCTTCCTTCGCTCTTTGCTCTTGAGCACTCGCGTAGGCTTTCGCCGCTCGGTCAGTGACTTGAAAAAACTCATCGACCGCCTTTGTCGAAGCGTCCGTTGATTGAGCTGTAGCCTGTGTAGCTTGCCCTGTAGCGTTCTGCAATGCCGCCGCTGTTTCGGTAGCCGATGTTCGAATGACCTCATCGATCGCCGATTGCTTCGAAGCAATGTCTTGTGCGAATTGCTCAATGACTTGTTTCGCCGCTGGATCAACGTTCGCCTTGAGGACGAAAATCACCCCACGTTCAGCATTTTCAGCCATTGAGAAGCACTCCCCATGATTGCGGCCTCAAGGGAATTCCTCGCGACCTTTTCTTCGATCTCTCGCATCTGTCCGAAGGCTTGCATCAGCCACCAGTCGCTTCGCTCGGCCTCGTTGAGCATTGCGCCGCCGGTTGCCCGGGAAGCGTTGTAAAGCTCAATCACGGCCTCTTGCAATGCGTTTAAGTCCGGCTTGTTATTGTAGTGCCCTTTTGCACACCCGATTGATGACTCGCAGGGCACCTTGTGCGTTCTCGCCGCGTAACCGTTTCCGTCTCTTGCCTTAATCGGCTGACCGGTTTCCTCGTCGAACATGATCTTTCGGCAAAGGTCACACGGCCGAGCCGCGAGTGTTGGATTCGTCAGTCGCAGCGTGAACGCGCTCAGGATTTTTTTAGCTCACCTTCTGGCGTTCCCGTTTCGCCTTCCTGCAAGTACTTTGCCGGAATCGGCTCCGTCGAGTCAGCTTGCAAGATGATGAAGTAGATTTTCAATAGCAAAGGGTGATTGAGCAACTTCACGTGTTCGGCATCGCAGGGGGCATCGAAGCTCCACTCAGAAATATGTAACGTTACGAATTTCTGCATCGACTCCATCAACGCTTCGGCGTTAAGGGCAATCTGTTTTGTGTCTGAGTGTTGCTTTTCAACAACCTTCGGTGCCGGTCTGCGATAGCGGAAGAATGCCTCCGGGTATCTGCCTTCCCTCGCGGAGAAGTAAGCCGGTGTTGCAACGCCTGCCCGAACGAATGGATCTTTCCAACTCATACGATACCTCAATAAAAAAAGGGGACGGAATGTCCCCTGAGTATAGCAAGCGATTGAGCAAACGCTAAACCACTGTCTTCACAACGCGGATTTGATTATCGTCTGCGTTGGTCGTTGTGTTGGTCTTGCGGAACGCTTCGAACTGCAAAGGCATCGCAATTCTTCCACGTCCCGGAACGGTAGGCCCGCCGCTCATGTACTTGAGATTCCCGAAGTGAATCGTATACGTCGTCGTTCCGTCGGTGATCGCCAGCGATGCCGTTTGACCTGCTACCGCTGCATCATAGAGGGCAAGCGTATCGGATCGGAACGCGCAATCGAGCGACAATTGAACGATCAAATCTTGTGACTCAAACCGCGTTGGAGTCAGGGAGTTTTCGTACTGGTTCTGATCTATCGCATTGTCAATCGACAACCTGAACGAACGCATTTTGTACGCCGTCGAGTTGTACGTGAAGGTGCAATCGGAAAGCACGAACGCCGTACCGCATTCAGGCACCGGAGTTGTCGGGTAGGTCGATCCGTAGACCTCTTCCTCTTCACCGACGCAAGCAACGTTCCAGTTCAAGTACTGCGACTCTTGCCCGCTGATTTCCAGGGAGTTGATTCGAAGTTTTTTGTAGCTGTAAATCGCCGCGACTTTATCAACGAGCGCGTACCATTCGTTGATTGTCTCACCCGGCAAGAATGGACTTCCGCCGCTGTGACCGATCCCACGCGAAAAGAACCAATCGATTTCTTGGACGCCGAAGTTTCCGACAATGTTTCCACCGGACTTATCGGTAACGGTTCGCGTACGGCAGCTTGCCCGTTGCCGGGTTCCACGGTGCCCCATGTGCGTAACGTTCGTTCGCTGTCCGACGAGGGAGCATTCGTTGAACGCAACCCCGATACCGGATGCCCATGTCGTGCTATCTGAAACGATCAACCGACTTGCTGTTGCTTGGCTCATGATTCCCTCGAATGAAAATTGACGCTTGCTATCTTACTCGCGCTATGCTCACTCAACGCGACCGTACACCGGTGCACCATTGCGAAGATGAAGCACTTTATCCGTTGGCCTTGGGTATCGATCGCCCGGCAACGCCTCACGCGGAATGCCCCCAAAGCAAGCCTCATACAAGCCGCTTGCGTCCTCGATTGTGTCGGCCAGTGCGTACCGCCCATCGAGCATCCACACGCCATCGATGACGGCTTTCGTTTCCGATTGCTCAATATTTGCAACGTTGTTTTTTTCTGCAACTTGCTCTTGAACGGGTTCCGGCGCTGGAAACGTTTCCAAAGTTGTACTATTTGTTTCTTCAGTTTTCCTTGGCATTTCTACAGATTCCTTGAATCGAGTCTATCCATCGTGCATCGAATTCCGATGACGCATGAGCTGGCATCGTACCCGCCCTCGAAGGCAGGATCAACGAAGGGAGTCGCGAAGGAAAGTTCGATCGATTGTATCTTCGTCGTCGGAAACTTTCCCGCTGTGGTTGCTGTGTTCAGTGCAGTCTGAGCCGTAGTTCGAATGCTGTTAGGCATGAAGCCGTGTGACTTGCTTTCGAAGATGTTTTCGATCCTCTCGATTGCGCCCAAGTGCGATTCCATGTTCCCGGCAAGGTCTGAGTCAGACGGATCGCTAACGACGATCAGGAAGCGAAAGATACGCTCATCCTGCGAGTTCTCACCTGCTACTCGCTCGGTTTGCAATGGCACGACGCGCCCGCCTGCAACCCAAGTACGGCCCCGGTTATAGGGTTTCTTTCGAAGTACGAACGTTCTTGAGGAAAGGTCTGGGTCTGCGTTCAGGACTGCGACTAGCGCATCCCCCAGAATTTTTATTCTCGACCCAAGCATTCATAGCCTCCGTAAATGTTGCGTCCTCAGGATGGTGCAACTGTTGATAGTTTGAAACTCTTTGCCGCAGTACCTCGATCTTCTCGATCGATCCAGGTGCGGCCCGTGTAGGTGTCGGAAGCTCGGAAGGTTCGAGCAATGGAAGTTCGTTATCCTGATGATGCATTTAGAGCCCTCGCCATCGTAGCGTCAGCAAAAAGTTCGTGCAGCCGATCAACGTAAGAACCTTCGAGCCAAAGGAAAGGCCGGGCAGGTATCTTGGCAGTTCCAAACTGTTGATACGGTGCGTAAAAAAGTGATGTTCCGATTATTGCTTGATCCCGTGTAAACTCTTCGATCCGTCCGTCTGATCCGGTCTGCGTAACGCTTCGCTTCATCGCGCCGGTAAGAATCAACAGAGGGTGCGGGCCATGCAAGAGGATCGTATACGGTGCGTGCGGAGGCCATTGCCCGTACGGTGCCCTCGCGTTGTCAAAGTTTGCGGTGAAGCCCTCATGCAGAGGATCGAGCATGGATTGAAAGGTAGGTTCGTGATCCATCGTTTCCAGGCTTGTGGCCCAGTCCCGCATATAATCAACGAAGTCTACTGCCAGTGTATCTGTCATTCTTCCTTCGTCGTCTTTCGCACGTAGCAACGCCACTCAGATAAGTCTACCGTTCGCTTGATCGACTTGATAATCCAGTCGGTATCAAACGCGGTGAATTTATCACCGATTTTCGGTTCGATGATTACCCCGGTCGTATCAACGATGGTTTCCGCCCATACAACCAAAGTCATATCTTCGGGCTCCCAACCGAAGGTACTTGCAGCGATTGCAATATCCCTCTCAGTTAACGCTGACCGCTTCGCCTTGGAAACGTTTCCACTCACAGTTTGTGACGTGTAACGCTGTGGCCCGAACGCAAACGTGACGCTTTCGATCCCCTCAAGGAATTGCCAATCCCCTTGGTAATCGACTGATAGCAAGTTCGGGACGGTGCCCTGACCTGGAGTACCACCGCCTGAGCATCCGAAGAAATCGCAGAACGTTGTCACTATCGCCATTATGTAACCTTCGTGATGATGACGTCGATCTGATTCGAAGGGCTGTTCCAACGCTGGGTGTCACCGTACTTGAACAGGCTCGCGGTCTGCGTTGTGATCGTGTACAACGCCCCGCTCGAAGGTACGACAAGGTTCCCGCTGGAGTCGAATCCAAGGATACCACGGATAGCGGCCTTCTCATTCGTAGTCCAATCAGTTCCACCGCCACCGCCGCCAGTTGGCGCTAGGCTCAAGGCAATGGTTGTAAACCGGAAACTACCGGCACCGTTCGATTCGATCATGCTCGCAAGCCGCGTGAGGACTTCTATACCCGCAACCGCTGTAGCTATCTCGGTTGCCGCATCCGCGTTGAGTGCGTTCGCATCAATCGCCCCAGCCGCGAACTTAGCCGCTGTAATTGCTCCGCCTTGGATTGAGCTTGCAGTGATCGTATTGTTGTTGATCTTATCTACCGAGCTTACAACGTGCCCCGTAGGTTCGATGACCAGCTTGTCGAAGTCATCAGGGAAGGTGACGCCGTTGATGCCACCTATCGACGTTGCTGAAAGCACGTTTGCGTGAGTTGGGTTCTCGACGTTTGACCAATCGATTCCCGCCGCCCCGGTCAACGTAACATCGAGCGTTCTTCCGGCAACAGTTGGTTGCAATGGAGCAAGGCCAGTCTGATAAGCCCCTACAGAAGCCTCCATACGCCCGCCATTGAGCGCAGCCGGTAGTCTGCTCTGAATGTCTTGGGTATCCGTCTCAACGTCTGTAGCGCTCTTAATCGTCAAGCCTGTGAGGTTCAGAACGGTCGTTGGTGATCCAACGTTGGCGAGGTCGATTCCTGCCTCACCGCCGACGGAAACATCAAGCGTCCGCCCTGCTACCGTTGGTTGCAAAGGAACGAGCCCAGATTGATAAGCCCCTACGGAAACATCCATGCGACCGCCGAGCAATGCCGCTGGTAATCGCGTTTGAATGTCTTGGGTATCCGTTTCAATATCGGTTGCGGTCTTGATCGTCAGATTCGAAAGATTCACTACAGTTGTTGGTGATCCAATGTTGGCTAAGTCGATCCCTGCTTCCCCGCCTGCGGAAACGTCAAGCGTTCTTCCCGAGGTCGTAGGCTTGAGGGCTCCGAATGCGTCGGTCTGGTAGTTCACCACGTCAAGTTCAATTAGGATCGCAACCGGCATCATATTCGCCGCGCCGAAGATGACAATCTCCACCCAACGAGCACCAGCCGCAATCATCGCGTTAGACAAGCCTAGTTCGTAATGACCTGCCTGAATGCTATCTGCAATGAAGCCGCTATCTGTCCATGATCCAAGCGTAGCGTTCGCTAACGTCAAAGTCGTATGAGTGCTATCGCCCTCACGACGCCAGCGAGCCGTAAGACCAGCAGTGTTCCAAAGCAAACCGCTCAATAGGGCTCCAGTCGTCGAAGTACTGTCTTGCACCTTCAAAGGTATTGATCGTTGAGTCTGACCGGCTGTGATCTTTAGAAACATCAGTTGAAACCTCCGTTGAAACCACCCGGTAAAATCAATCCGCCTCCACCACTGGCACCATAAACAGGTGACTCAACCAATGATAACATCAATGAACGATACAGTGCCGAGGTTGCTACCGTGATATTCGTTGACGCCCAAATCGTTGTACGTGAAGCCTGGAAGCAAACCTGTGAAACGTAGTTTGCCGAGTCCGTTGCCGATTGTTGCGCCGTCAACCCTGAGGGAGCAGTCAGCGTGTTAGTTGAGTTTCGGCTAACAACCCAGCTGATCAACGCTTGATCGTCTGCACCGGTCTGAAATGTTGCCGCGGTTTGAGCGGCAAAGTTGATCGTCGTTGCTGTGCCGGTGTTCGATGATATAAAGTTTGGGAACACCAGCGTATTAGCACCGGA